AGGCGCCGGTTTTTATACTGATACTGGTGGACATGGAACTCATGTCGCAGGTATAGCTGTAGGAAAGACATATGGTTGGGCAAAGAATGCTCACATCTACTCTATGAAAATATTTGATACTGACTCACTGGGCGTTGAAGATGCCTGTGACCTAATAAAGCATTGGCATAATAACAAAGGTAATAGTAGACCTACAATTGTAAATATGAGTTTTGGTTATCTTTATAATTTTGAGGATTGGAGTGGTATTCAGGCAGGAGATAGTGGTCAACATTGGGATACTTTCACAAATCAAATGGATGTTTGGAATTTTGGTGATCCTAATTTTACAACTAAATTTGAGGTGAATTTTGAGGTGGATATTGAACCTTCTTCTTACACCAAGCCTTCTAAGAGACTTTCTTACATTGATGCAAAGATAGATCAACTTATTGCAGCAGGTATTCATATTACTATTGCTGGTAATAATAATTATGAAGTACAATATAACTATTCAGATGACGTAAATGACAACTATAATGATTTTTTCATTAGACCAAGTTATAACGGTGGAGCTCCTGTTTATTATCATCGTGGTAGTAGTCCAAGAGCATCGACTGTAAAAAGTGGTGAAATGATTGTAGCTAATATTGGAGTTTTTGAACATAACAATAAAGAAATATTAGATGAATCATCTGCTTGTGGAGAAGCTATAGATATATCTGCTCCGGGCACAAATATTACATCTTCCTGTAGTACAGACACTTCTGATGCAGCGGGTGGGCCAAGGTCTGTATCTGATTATCCTGATGATCCTAATTTTAAGATTATTCAAATGACAGGTACAAGTATGGCTGCACCACAAGTTTGTGGAGTAGGTGCATTATATTTACAATTTGATCCAACTCTTACCCCAGCACAATTGAAAAAGAAGATGTTAGATGACGCACAAACTGGTTTATTACATGATACTGTTTGGGATCAGAAAGATTTAGGTAAATATCAATTTTTCTCAAATACATCCGGCACCAGACAATATAGAGGTTTATTTGGAGCTCCAAATAAAGTCCTTTATAATAACTATGCTGGTGATGTTTTAGTTAAATGGGTAAAAGCTGAATAATGATTTAGTGTGCGGGGGATTTTCCCCCGCCCTTTAAGAAAGGAATAGTATGATATATAAGTATATATTGAGTTGGTGGTATTGTGAACAGTACGATTATGTAAATCGAAAATGTAAAAAATGGGTTGAGAAATAAAGGAGAAGGAAAATGAAAAATATGATGTTAGGATTTTGTTTAATTGTTTTTGTTGGTTGTGCAAATAGTAATGCTTATGAACGGCCTTCAGTTAGAATAGTCGGTGAAGCTCAAATGACTAAACTACCTAATGGAAATTATGAAGTTACACCGCGATGGATAAAAGATAGGTTTAACGCAGAAAATTCCATGATTAAACAATTAGAGGATTGCCGAGAAGGTGGAAGATAACGAACAATCAAGAAAATCACAGACACAGATATTAGAGATTAAAAAAGATATTGAGCATTTAAAATATATATTAGAAGAACTTGAAAAAGATAAAGAGTTTTTAAAAGAACACTTTACTTTAAAGAATGCTCAACGCTTAGAAGATATTTCAAAAATTCATACCAGAATGGATAAGCATATTCAGACTGAGTTAGACTATCATCAAAGCGTTAGAGATAAAGCTACAACAGAACATTCTGCTATTCATAAGAGAATTGGCCAAGCTGAACGCTGGATATGGATATTCTTTGGTGGAATAACGGTTCTTAGTGCTTTATTAGGCAAAGCATCTTTAGGAAGCATATTTGGCAACTAAAGTTTTTCCTTGTTTTTAACTTCTTTTTATGGTATCATTATAGTATGAAAAATCAAGAAATACATATAGGAATCGTTGGTGCTGGTAATATAGGTTTTGCTATATACCAACTCCTAATTAGTTCAGACATGGAATGTAAAGTTTCTATAGCTGACCAAATAGACAAGTCAGAATATATACCTGATTCTGATTATGTTCGTTTAAAAGTCACAAAACCAACATATGATGGTGATTCAACTCAATTTGATGATTTTGTTGATGGTAAGACACTTATCATTAATGCCCTACCCTATACACAAAATATAAATTTATATAAAGCTTGTCACAAGTCAAACGTTGCATATTTTGACCTATCAGAAGATGCTGGTCTTGACGAATATATATCATCACTTCTAACTAATGAAGAAAAAATCCCATTCACCATGCCACATTGTGGACTTGCGCCAGGAATGTCATCTATTGTCGCTTATCATATTTCTAAGAAATTAGAAACTCCTAAAAATATAAAAATACGGGTTGGTGCGTTATCACAAAATGCCTCTAACAAATTAAGATACTATACTTCATGGAGTGGTGAGGGTTTAGTTAATGAGTATCTTGGTGACTGTCAGGTTGTACGAAATGGAAACCTAGAAGCTGAACAAGCATTATCTGGTTATGAAAAACTTACTATTAATGGAAAAGAATATGAGGCGTTCAATACTTCTGGTGGTATTGGTTCTTTAGCTAGAACACTTGCACAGGAAGATTTTTCTGGTAACATTGACTATAAAACTCTTAGGCGGATAGGGCATCATGATTATGTTGATTTTCTTTTTAATGATTTGCAACTAGACCAAAGTTCCTTAACTGCTATATTTAAATCTTGTATTCCACAAACTAGAAAAGATAGAGTTATTATATATGTTTCAGCAAGTAGTGATGGACATGATGACGAACTCACATACTATAAAGTTTTTAGACCTACACAGATACATGGCAGATACTTTTCTGCTATCGAGTATACTACAGCTATTGGTTTGATATCAATGGTTGATTTATACTTGAATAAGAAATTACCTGAGCAGGGTTATGTGAAACAGGAACAAGCAGATTGGAAATATGCTTTAAAGACCACTTATGGGAGTTATTATAGAGAATAATGGATTGGGAAAAAATATATAATAATGGTGAAATGCCGTGGGATATGCCAGTTCAAAAAGAATTAACAAATGTTATAGATGAATATTTTGTAGATACTTCTTCTGTATTAGATATAGGTTGTGGCACTGGTGAATCTTCTATAGAACTTTCAAAAAGAGGATTTGATGTAACTGGTATAGATATTTCTCCAACAGCTATAGAATTAGCTAAGAATAAAGTTGGTGGAGATAATGTTAAATTTGAAGTATGCAATATTTTTAAAAAGAGTTTAAATAAGAGATATGATTTAGTTATTGATGTTGGGTGTTTTCATCATAATTTTAATAAACATTTTGTAGAAATAGTTTCTCAAAGTCTTAATAGTAATGGTATGTGGTTTAGTGCTATAGGAAGTGTAGAGGGGAGACAACCATGTTTTGATGCTCCTCCAGCACATGACATAGAAAATATTATTTCTTTAGTTAATCCTTTATTTGAAATTATTCTGATTAGAACTTTTAATTTTGGTGGCCATGGATTTTCTTTTTGGTCATGTTTAATGTGTAGGCGATAATGACTTTTATTGATGTAAAATATATAAATTTATGTTCAACGATTTTAGATAAGTTCAAACAAAAGACAACTAGTTTATGGCAGTTTCGTTGTCCTATATGTGGTGACTCTCAGCAGAATAAGAATAAGGCTAGAGGATTCATATATGAAAAACAGAACAAGTATTTTTATCGTTGTCACAATTGTGAATTCGGTACAAGCTTTGGAAGGTTCTTAGAGAAAGTAAATCCTTCTTTGCACCGTGAATATGTAACCGAACAATATAAGGAGAAAAAAGTTGTCAAACTCGATGATAATATTTCTAAGTTTAATTTTGTTCCAAAGTTTAATGATATTTTACAAGGCCTACAAAAACTCAGTTCGCTTAAAGAAGATCACCCAGCAAGACGATACTTGTCAGAAAGATTAATACCAGAAAGATATTTTAGTAAGCTCTATTTTTGTACAGAGTTTAGAAAGTGGACAAATAGAGTAATACCAAATAAATTTCCAACTCTGAAAGGAGATACACCAAGACTTGTTATACCCTTCTTTGATAGTAGCAATAATATAATTGGTTTTCAAGGAAGGTCATTTGATCCAAAAGATTTGTGTAAGTATATCACAATCAAGTTGAAAGGAGTCGAGGATTTAATCTATGGTCAAGAGAGAATTAATAATAGAAAAAAGAAGTATTGTGTGGAAGGCCCGTTAGACAGTTTATTTTTACCTAATTGTATGGCAATGGCTGGTATCAAGTTTAATGTATTTGACCTTGATACAATTATAGTGCTTGATAATGAAAAACGAAATAAGGAGATTGTACATTCATTACAGAAATTTATTACTAATGGTTATAGTGTTTGTATATGGCCGGAAGGTGTAAATGGTAAAGATATCAATGACATGATTCTAAATGGAATGACGGTGGAAGATATTTTAGGTGTTATAGATACTAATACATATTCTGGTTTACAAGCAGATTTTATACTTTCTCGGTGGAGAAAATGTTAGGAGGTTTTAATGTTAAATCATACACCAGTAGAAGATTGCTTGGAAGTAAAAGAGTATTTAGATGAAATGATTGAGTATTATAAGCACACAAGTAGTCCAGTTTTAGCAGAGAGAAGAAAAACATATAAAGACATTAAAATAGCGTTATTTGGAGAGGACTTAGATAATGGAAATACAGGAGATAAAGATACACCAATATGGTTTTGTTAGATTAGTAGATACAATGGGTAGTGATGGTGATATTGCTGATGCAGCTCGGGTTTCTTACGGAAAAGGAACTCGGGCGGTATCAGATAATAAAAACCTAATTCGTTATTTAATTAGACATAAACACACCAGCCCGATAGAGATGGCGTCAGTAAAGTTTCATTTGAAACTTCCAATATTTGTCATGCGTCAGTTGATTCGCCATAGAACAGCATCCGTTAATGAGTATTCAGGTAGATATTCAGTAATGTCAAATGACTGTTATATTCCAGAAGAAGATTATATTCAACCACAATCACAGACAAATAATCAAGGTAGAGATGGTGAGTTGTCTGATACATGGAAAACTAAATATAAAACAATAATAAGAGATATAACAAATAAAGCAGTAGTAGCATATAGGTCATTAGTAGGTGAAGGAAGTTTTGGAGACCCAGGCTTATCAAGAGAGTTGTCAAGAATAGTTTTACCAGTTTCTAACTATACGGAGTGTTACTGGAAAATTGACTTGCACAACTTTTTTCATTTTTGTAGATTGAGAATGGATAGTCATGCACAGCAGGAAATACAAGACTATGCAATTGCTATGTTTAATTTAGTTAAGCCACATTTTCCAATTGCGACTGAAGCATTTGAGGATTATAGTTTACATAGTAAATCATTTAGTAAAATAGAGATGGTTGTTTTACAGCACGTTTTTGAACATTTTCCTTTGATGCAACATTCATCTGGTTATGTTCAAAACATTTTAAGTTATATAGACGAAATACAAAAAGAGGGTGGGTTAGGTTTTAATTTAAGTAAACGTGAATGGACAGAGTTTAAGGAGAAGTTGAAATAAATGGACATATACCAGCAATTTATACACAAAAGTCGATATGCCAGATGGCTCGACAATGAGAACCGAAGAGAAACATGGGTCGAAACAGTAAAAAGATATTTTGATTTTTTTGAGAAACATTTAGAACATCATAAGGGTATTAAAGGACAGAGAAAACAATTAGAGAAAGCTGTAGTGGATATGGAAATCATGCCGTCAATGAGGTCATTGATGACAGCTGGTGATGCATTAGAGAGGGATAACGTAGCAGGGTATAATTGTGCTTACCTTGCAGTAAACAGACCAAGAGCATTTGATGAATGTTTGTTTATCCTAATGTGTGGAACGGGTGTAGGATTTTCAGTAGAACGTAGAGAGGTTGAGAAACTTCCAGAAGTGCCAGATGAATTATTTGATACAGATACTACACTTCATGTTGCAGACTCAAAGATTGGCTGGGCAAAGGCATATAAAGAATTAATATCTATGTTGTATTCTGGACATATACCTAGATGGGATATGTCAAAGATTAGAGCAGCTGGTGAACGTCTAAAAACTTTTGGTGGGCGTTCGTCTGGTAAAGAACCATTGGATAATCTTTTTCGTTTTACAGTAGAGATTTTCCAAAATGCAAGAGGAAGAAAATTATCATCTATTGAGTGCCATGACATCATGTGTAAGATAGCAGAGATAGTTGTGGTTGGTGGTGTTCGTAGGTCTGCTTTGATATCACTATCAAATCTTACAGATGAAAGGATGAGAAACGCTAAGACAGGACAATGGTGGTTGGATAATACTCAACGTGCCTTATCGAATAATTCTGTATCATATACAGAAAAACCAGATGTAGGTATTTTTCTAAAAGAATGGATGGCATTAATAGCATCCAAGTCAGGTGAACGTGGAATATTTAATAGAGTGGCTGCAAAGAAACAAGTTGAGAAACTTGGTGATCGTAGAGATTCTAATCATAATTTTGGTACTAACCCTTGTTCCGAAATTATATTGAGAGATAAAGAGTTTTGTAACTTGACAGAGGTTGTAGTTAGGCCTGATGATACACCAGAGACATTATCAGAAAAAGTAAGACTAGCATCCATACTTGGAACATGGCAAGCAACTCTTACAGATTTTCGTTACTTGTCAAAAGAGTGGAAGTCGAATTGTGAAGAAGAAGCATTGTTAGGTGTATCATTAACAGGTATTATGGATAATGCATATACCAATGGTAGTTATCCTAAGTGGCAAGCAAGAGTTGATGGTTCTTTGACAGGATTGTTAAATGACTTAAAAAATATTGCAATAGATACAAACAAGAAAGTTGCAAAACAAATTGGTATTCAACCGTCTGCAGCTATTACTTGTGTTAAACCTTCTGGAACTGTATCACAATTAGTTGATGCAGCTTCTGGTATTCATGCAAGACATTCACCTTATTATATTAGAACTGTAAGAGGTGATAAGAAAGACCCATTGTGTAAATTCCTAGTAGAAAAAGGTGTGCCACATGAATCAGATGTAACAAAACCAGAACATACTTGGGTGTTTTCATTTCCTATTAAAACAGCAGAAAATGCAATTTGTAGAAATGATAAGACAGCTATAGAACAATTAGAGTTCTGGAAATTGTATCAAGAACATTGGTGTGAACATAAGCCTTCTGTTACCATTACAGTCAAGGAAGATGAATGGATTGAGGTTGGTGCATGGGTATTCAAAAACTTTGATATGATTTCTGGAATCTCTTTTTTACCTTATTCAGACCATTCTTACAAACAAGCTCCATATCAAGAATGTGCAGAGAATGAATATACAGAGATGGTTAATCGGATGCCTCAGGATATTGATTGGGATGAGTTGTCTAAATACGAATTAGAGGACAATACAGTAGGTTCACAAGAGTATGCTTGTACGGGTGATAAATGTGAAATTGTAGATTTGAAATAAAAGGGGTAAATGAAATGGTGGAAGTAATAGATAATTTTTTAAATGAGTCCGATTTTAAATCCACATTAGATGGAATAGTATTTAATCCAGCTTTTCAATGGTTTTTAAATAGAGGTGTAACGACAAATGATTTAGGTGAAAATAATTACAATCATTTTGCCTTTTATCATAGTTTCTATTCAAATGAACGTCACAATGAAAACCACGAACATAATATTGGTGAAACTGATTCAGAATTTATTAACTTAATAAAACCAACGACAGAAAAATTAAATATGAAAGCTTTATTACGGTCAAAAGTCAATCTATATTATAAAACAGATAAAAGAGTTGACCATGATGACCATGTTGATATGTCTTTTAGTCATAAAGGTGCATTATTGAATTTAAATACAAATAATGGTGGTACTGTAATTGATGAAAAAGTATATAAAAGTGTAGCAAATCAACTTCTTTTGTTTGATACTAGCAAACCACATCGTAGTTTTACACAGACAGATGAAGAGCTGAGGTTTAATATCATTGTAAATTATTTGTAATAGGAGTTAACATGGAAGATGAATATGAAGAAGAAATTGTAAAAAGATTCGGTTGTTCTGAATGTGGTCATTCATTTGCTATGGAGTGTGAAACACCTGACATGACTCCAAAATTCTGTCCTTTTTGTGCAACTCCTGTATATGATAGGGATGTGGATGAGGAAGATGAATATGATGAGGACGATGACCTTGGCTATCATTTATGAGCAGTAAGTCTAAGAATAAAGGTAAAAGTTGGGAACGTGATGTTTGTTTGTTTCTATCAGAATTGTATAATGATTCATTCATAAGAGTGCCTGGCTCTGGTGCATTTATAGGTGGTTCAAACCAATTTAGAAAAGAGACACTTTCTGAGGAGCAGATAAAATTATCAAGAGGTGATATTATACCTCCATTACATTTTCCTTATTTCTTAGCAGAGTGTAAGAATTATGCAGATTTTCCTTTTCATTCTTTGATATCAAATAGCAACATAGCTATTTTGAACACATGGATAGAACAGGTAGAACATGATGTAACAGATAGGAATGATGTGTGGTTGTTGTTTATTAAGATTACAAGAAAAGGACAGTATGTTCTTTTTGATACAAGAATGTTAGGTGACAGAATGTTTCCGTTGCCTTACGGTGTGAAGTATCAGAAGTATTGGTTCTGCGAGATGCAGTATTTTTTTGAATGTTATAAAGATGAACTTGAAATGAAATGGAGAAAACAAGAATTATGAAAAAGCTTATTATACTTTTATTAATGGTTATATTACCAACTACAGTATTTGCAAAGGAAACCATCAAAGTAGGTATCCTACATTCACTATCAGGCACAATGGCTATTAGTGAAACTTCATTGAAAGATGTTGCCTTGATGGCAATAGATGAAATTAATGCAGATGGTGGATTACTTGGAAAACAACTAGAACCAGTTGTAGTTGATCCTGCATCTAACTGGCCTTTGTTTGCAGAGAAGGCTGGAGAGTTGTTACAGAAACATAAAGTATCCGTTACCTTTGGTTGTTGGACTAGCGTTTCAAGAAAATCTGTATTACCAGTATTTGAAGAACACAATGGACTATTGTTCTATCCAGTACAATACGAAGGTGAGGAAAGTTCTTACAATGTATTCTATACAGGTGCAGCTCCAAACCAACAGGCAATTCCTGCTGTTGAATATTTAATGAGTGAAGATGGTGGTGGTGCAAAACGATTTGTATTACTTGGTACTGATTATGTATACCCTAGAACTACTAACAAGATTCTAAATTATTTCTTGAAGTCAAAGGGTGTTGCATCAAAAGATATTATGGAATCTTATACACCATTTGGCCATAGTGATTATCAGACTATTGTTTCACAAATTAAAAAGTTTTCTGCTGGTAAACCAACAGCTGTTATCTCAACCATTAATGGTGATTCCAATGTTCCTTTCTATAAAGAACTTGGTAATCAGGGTATCAAAGCAGAGGATATTCCAGTAGTTGCATTTTCAGTAGGTGAGGAAGAACTAAGAGGTATTGATACAAAACCATTGGTAGGACATTTAGCTGCATGGAATTATTTCATGTCCGTTGATACCAAAGAGAACAAAGGATTCATTAAGAAATGGAATGCTTATGTTAAGAAGAACAAGTTGCCCGGTGGTTCAAAGCGTGTTACTAATGACCCAATGGAAGCAACTTATATCGGTATCAAGATGTGGGCTCAAGCAGTAAAACAAGCAGGAACTACAAATGTAGATGCTGTTCGTCAGGCAATTGGTGGACAGACGGTTCAATCACCATCTGGTTTTAATATTACAATGGATGCAAAGAATCATCATTTACATAAACCAGTAGTTATTGGTGAGATTACAGAGGATGGACAGTTTGAAGTAGTATGGCAAACATCAGGGCCTATTCGTGCAGATGCATGGAGTCCTTTTATACCAGAGAGTTCTAAGAAAGTAGCAGATTGGACATATCCTTGGCTATGTGGAAACTGTACAAAGGCTAAGGAGTAACATGGCATTTTATATATTTCCAAAAGCAGTACCCAAAGATATTTGTAAACAATATCTTGATTACTGTTTAAAAAATGCTCAGTTTCAGGATGCAGATATTGTAAAAGGAGGCCATACGGCTCTCGCTTCTGATGAATCTAGCCATGAATCTAATCATGATGTAAGAAAAACTGATATTTCATTTATTGATGATGAAAATGATTTAATGAATGAGTTATGCTGGGGGTTTATTAGAGAAGCTAACTCAAGATTTTTTAAGTATAAGCTAGACCATTTCCAACCCATTCAGTTTGCAAGGTATCAAGATGGTGGTCATTACGACTGGCATCAAGACGATACATTAATTGATGTGAATGGTGGAAAGGAAGTTAGAAAATTATCTTTAACTTTTTCTCTTACAGATGATAGTGAATATGATGGTGGATTGTTAGAGTTCTTTAATGGTAGTAAAGAAATGATAAAGGACGGTAAGAATCTAGCAAAAGATATTAAATCAGTTGGAACTGCTATAGTTTTTGATAGTAGTGATTGGCATAGAGTTACCCCTGTAACAAGGGGTATTCGTTATTCATTAGTATGTTGGACAATAGGCCCAAGATTTGAATGAAAGGTGAGTGATGGTGGATAAAGATAAAAAGATTAATATTGCATTTAATGGTTTTGGTAGGATAGGAAGAAACTTAGTTAGAAAGTTAGTCAAAGATACCAAGTATAATATTGTTGCTATCAATGCAAGAACAACTGTTGATGTTAGAGCTCACTTGTTTAAGTATGATTCTATTCATGGACACTTTGATGGCAAAATAGAATATGAACTTGACAATTTAATTATCAATGGAAAAACAATTCCAAACTTTGATAGGAATACTCCAGCTAAGTTGCCATGGGGTGAGTTGGAAGTTGATTATGTTATTGATTCAACTGGTAAGTTTAATGATAAACATTCCTTGTCTCAACATATAGAGGCAGGGGCAAAAAATGTTATTGTTACATCACCAGCAGCTGATGTAGATGCTACAATAATATATGGAGTTAATGAAACAGACTATAAAGTTCAAGAAAATAATATTATTTCAGCTTCATCATGTACTACTACTTGTTTGACACCAATATTAAAAATATTACAAAAGCAATATGGTATCAAGCATGGTTACATTACAACCGTTCATTCGTTTACAATGGGACAGACATTATTAGATTCGTCACACCCTGATTTACGGAGAGCTCGAGCTGCAACTTTGTCAATGATTCCTACAACTACTGGTGCAGCTAAGAATGTTGGAGTTGTTTTACCAGAGTTAGAAGGAAAACTTGATGGTTCATCTATTAGAGTTCCAGTTCCAGATGTTTCATTATTGGATATGTCGATAGAGTTACAAACGGATACGGATATTGATGATATTCATTCTGTATTTGAAAAAGAAGGTAAGAGTAAAATGAAAGGTATTATTGATGTATCATGTGAGCCATTAGTATCGGTGGATTATATTGGTAGTACGTTTTCGTCAGTTATAGATTGCCTTTCTACAAATGTGCTAAATAAGAGATTTTTGAAACTGTTAGCATGGTATGATAATGAACATGGTTATTGCTGTAGAGTGATAGATTTATTGGATTATTTGACTAAAAAGACACATCCCCCTAAATCCTCATAAACAAAGGGTTTATAAGTCTTTATTTTACAAGGGGTTACAGTCTTTTTTATAAATCCTTTAGAATCAATGACTTACAGACCTTCTTTTCGTAAGTTTTTCCTTGACAGGTCTGCTATTCTTTGTTATAATATATATAACAATTAAAGAAAAGGAGATTTCCAAATGAGTATATGGGATGACAATTTCGATGAAAACCTAGATAAAGATGATTTTGAAGCATGGCTAGATCATATTAATGAAACAGGTGATTCGGAAATGGATGAAGATTATTATAATGAAGTCCAAGCTCAAGAATGGGAAAAGTGGTTAGAAGAAAATAATGTAGTTCCACTTGAAGATGAAGATGCCATTATGGCACAGGCAGAATATCCTGAGTTTATGGTTAAGGGTGAACATTATATAATGACAGTATCAAATAATTGAGGTTGTAGAATGAAAAATTGGTTAATAGATGATTGGAAAAATAATAGGTTTCGTTTGTTTTGTGAAACGATTGGTTCATTATGTTTTATTTTAATATACTTACTAATGGCTTATTATGGTGACGATGTTTGTATCACCACTATATTTTTAATTCAGTTGGTTGGTTCATCATTACATATTATTAATGCATATTTACGAAGCAGTGTAAATCTTATTATGTTAAATACTATTGTTATTATTATTGCATTATTTGGTTTAGCCAAGATGCATCTTTGAAAGGAATTTATATTATGAGTCACGAAATTATGTTATGTGAAGATGGGGTTACAAGAGCTGTTGAAGTTGTTAATGGAACTCCAATAGACCCTTCACTTGGTTCTTTGAAGAAAGCAAGAGAGGAAGCAGTTAAAGAAGTAAAAAAAGAGAAACATAAAGTTTCTATACAAGATAGAATCAATGAACAAGTTTCCGGTTACATTGGGGAAATTGAAGGTAAGGTTGATGATTTTATCAATAGTGATTTTAAAGACAAATATGATTGTTATGCTCATTTGAATAACTTGGGTTGTAAAGCAGTTCATGCTCGGAAAATGAGAGAGTTCTATATGTTATGTTATAATGAAACGGTAGATGTCTATAATGCTGAAGATGATTATTTGAATGAAGCATGGGGACATTTGAAACCAAAATACCATAAAAAGATTATGGATTTTTATGGTGTGATTGTAGATGATATTGATCGTCTTATTAAAAACTCAACAGCACAAAGAAAACCTAGAAAAAAGAAAACTCTATCAGCAACTCGGCTTGTTTCTAAGTTGAAGTATGAGAACGAACATTCAGACCTTAAGTTAGTAAGTATAAATCCAGAGAAGATCATTGGCTGTAGTGAATTATGGATTTATAATACTAAGTATAATAAGTTGGGTGTTTATTATGCAGAGAATAGTGTTAGAGGTCTTAGTGTCAAGGGTTGTACTATACAGAATTTTGATAGTAGTATGTCAATCCAAAAGACGGCAAGGAAGCCCGAAGATGTATTGAAAACCTTGACTAAGAGGACTTTGAATAAAAACTTGAAGCAGATGAAAACCAAAGAACAGGAAGTTACAGGTCGCATCAATGCTCAAACCATTTTACTAGGAGCGTTCTAATGTTTAAGAATTTTATTATTATATTCTTGTTTTTCTTGTTAAGTTCTTTATTGATTCAGAAACCAGATAATGCTGAACTTCTGATTAAAGACTTAGCAACATCAAGAGAAATGGTTGTTGAAGGTGCTGAGTATGTTAAGAAAACCTTTACTAAAGAATTTTCTGTAATTGAGGAAAAAAAGGAATCAATTAAAGAAACTCTTAAAGAGAAAGTAGATTTATCTAAAAGAAAGCCTTTAGTAAATCCTTTTCATAAGGGTGACTATGAACATAAAGGTAAACCAGTGGTACAAATTATAGAGGAAACATGGTACAATGAAGGCTAAATATATTAGAGCTCATTTAGAAGTGGCTAGAGTATATGGTGAACTTTCTTCCGCAGAAAGATTGAAAGTAGGATGTATAATTGTCAAAGATGATAGAATTATCTCTATCGGGTATAATGGAATGCCCGCGGGTAGTACAAATGTTTGTGAGGTTAATAATGTCACAAAACCAGAGGTACTACACGCAGAGGCTAATGCAATAACTAAGTTAGCAAAATCTACAGAGTCAGGTGAAGGTTCGTATATGTTTTGTACTTTTGCTCCTTGTGTAGATTGTGCTAAAATGATATTGCAATCTGGTATTAAAGAGTTTCATTATGAACACCGATATAAAGATAGTGATGGGCTGGATTTGTTAGAGCAATATAGTGATATTAAAATAGTTAAACACGAATATTATGTCAGTAAAATTGAGGAGAAATATGATGACGAAGCGGGAAGCGTTGGTTAAGAGTTTGCAAAAAAATATAATGAGTGTTATCTTTACTAAAAAGAATGGTGAAGAACGTACAATGCATTGTACCTTAAACGAAACTCTATTACCCGAAACAACTGGTGATTCAGAGAAAAAAGAAAATCTTGAGGTTCTAGCTGTTTGGGATGTTGATATTGATGCATGGAGAAGCTTTCGTTTAGACTCAATTAAAGACTTAAAGGTGATAGAAGGTGTAATATGATTTTACTAGATTTTTCAAATATTATAGTGGGCAGTATTATGATAGCTCATAAGACTTCCTATGAAGAAAAAATTACAGATGATTTTATCCGCCATCTGGTGCTTAATAGTATCAGGAACTATAGGGTAAAACATAAAGATAAGTACGGTGAAATTGTTATCTGTACTGATTGTCATGGTAGCTGGAGAAAAGAGGTATTTCCACAATATAAGGCTCATAGGAAGGTTAAGAGGGAAAAACAGAAAAAAGAAGAAGGTATGGATTGGTCAGCATTATTTAAGACCATCAATGATATAATCATTGAAATAGATACTCATTTTCCATATAAAGTAATTGCTGTACCTCATGCTGAGGGTGACGATGTTATTGCTGTATTAGCTAAGAATATTGAAGAAAAGAGTATTATTATCTCTAGTGATAAGGACTTTTCTCAACTACACAAATATAAGCATATTAAACAATATTCACCTATACAAAAAAAGATGTTGACGACAAATAACCCTTATAAATACTTAAAAGAACACATCATTCGTGGTGATAAGGGTGACGGAGTTCCTAACATTTTGTCAGCTGACGATTGCATAGTCAAAGGAGAGAGACAGAAACCAATAACGAAAAAGAAGTTAGCAGTCTGGATGGAACAACCAGATATGTCTAATGGGTTATCTGATAAGTGGAAACGGAATCAGCAGCTAATTGATTTTGAGTATATTCCAGAAAATATCTCTGTTGGTATTATGGATAGTTATGCTAAGAAAAAAGATGAGCAGAAACAAGGACAGTTATTGAACTATTTTATTACAAATCGTTTGAAATATTTAATGGAGAACATAGAGGACTTTATAAGATGACACTATATATATCAGAAGTATTGAAAAAGATTGCCAAAGCAAAAAGTCGAAAAGAAAAGAAAGCTATTCTTGAGGAGTATAAGAATAATAATGTTTTTAAATTTGTCTTACAAGGAACTTTTGACCCAAGTATAAGATGGAATGTTCCAAAGAAAATGCCCAAGTATACACCAGATATAGCTCCACTTGGTATGAATGAAACTTCATTGTTTACAGTCATGCCAAAGTGTTCTATATTTGTCAATGGTCATGCAAAGGCTGAGGGATTAAAAGAAAAAAGAATCAAAGAATTACTGGTTCAAATACTAGAGTCTATGTGTAAAGATGAGGCATTGATTTTTGAACAGGTATTAAAAAAGAAACTCAAGGTAAAGGGATTGACTGAGAAATTAGTTTTAGAAGTTTTCCCTAATCTTTATAGAAAGGTATAGCAAATGGGTATCGTAGACATGAAAACAGTTGTTAATGTTCAAGTCAACAAAAGAAAAAAAATAAAATTAGATGCTATGGTAGTTGAAGCTTTTAAAAATAGATGGATAAAAATTGATATTATAGATCAAGATGACCATGTTTTTAAATTATTATGGAATGGATTATTCTTTGAAGGTAACTTTATGGAAATTAAAATGTCATGTGAATATGATATTCTTAAAGATTTTTCTGCTGTAAAAACTAGAGAAGGTTCTAGCAGACCAGCAGTGAGAGCTAGAAAAAGTAATAGTGGTCGGCCAATAAGTATGAAATAAAAAAGGATAGAACAATGTATATCAAAAAAGATAATATTGTTATTAGAACTATTCGTGAAAATAAGAATCATCATAAACCATTTGTACCATCAAAACATTTAATAACAAGATGGACAAATATACTGAATGAAGAAATCTTTGACAATATTGTACACCCTTTTTATGATATATCAATTAAAAGAAAACATGATTGTCATGCTGAACATATTGGTTGGACACATGGAGAATATGTATTTGGTGAACTATCTATAGATAGTAGATTTACAAACAAAACATATTTCATATACACATTAGCACATGAAATGATTCATCAATGGCAGTGGATGCAGTTGAATAAAACAGATCATGGTAGGTCATTTATGAAGTGGAAAAGTAAATTAAATAAATTTGAGATACCTTTGGGAGTATATATCTAATGCCATTATACGATTTTGAGTGTGAATCATGTAATCACTTTTATGAAGAATTTTATACAATAGCTGAGATGGATAAACCTTTGAATGAGCCATGCCCTTTTTGTAAAGTCAAAGGAAAAATTATTCGTATTGTAGGTTCTGCTAGAGTAGTTGACCCTATTATGTTAGAGTCAACAAAGGGTAGATTAAGACCTACTAAAGAATTTACAGAGGTAATGACACGAATTAAAAAGAATCATCCAGCATCAAATTTTGAGGTAAGGTAAATGAAAAAACTATTATTAATTGGCTTGTGTTTATTATTTATTCTCGGTAATAAACCAGTTACAGAAACCCAAACCAAAGAGAAAACAGTTCCATTATCTGATATTCTATTGTATTGTAACACAACTGAGTTTATCAGAAACATGGCGGAAAACGATTACAAGTTAGGGTTGGCTGCAAGTGGTGTTGTCAATGATGACAAACATAGAATGTTGGTATCTATGGAATTGCTGATGAATCCAAGAAATAGACAGTGGGCTATTATTTTTAATTATGCAAAGGGAAACTTCTCTTGCATTATCGGAGGTAATCGTATAAGTCTATATAAACCACAAAACTAAATTTAACAAATGCGCAAGGAGCACAAAATGTTGCACTATAATAAAAAAATATTATGTTTTATTATATCATTTCTGTTATTAGGGTTAAGTACAGCTATTGTTAATGCTGATCATACTTATAAGACAAGTATTGTAAAAAAGGTACTTCCAGCCGTAGTAGAGGTTCATGCAGAAAGAGGCAATGTAGTCTCCGAACCTATGCAACCACGAAAGCGTGGTGGGGGATTTCAGTTTCGTAATCAACCTCAAGGTCAACAGGCACCTCAAGGTAGAATGAATCCGAAACAAGACCCTGAACATTTAGGTTCTGGTTTTGTAATTAGTTCTGATGGTTATATATTAACAAACGCTCATGTTATCAATAATGTTTTTGATGGTGGAATAATTAGAATTGTTTTTCATGATGATAGAGAGTATACAGCAGTATTAATAAATTACGATG